GTAGTCTGTAATTCTAAACTAGGATTAAACAATACTAAGATCTGCTCTAAGATCTGCAACTTTTGATCAGTATTTGCACTCCAGATATCGCATTTCATAGTCAATTTAAAAGGTGTAGGCATCAAACGTTCAACTGTGTAGTTTCTGCCCTGTGTTTGATTATAAGTTACATGTCCTGTAACAGGATCAACTTGTGTATCGCGTTCACGAAAATGCATTTTACTAACAAAAGAAGCATCACTAGTTCTATTTCTATCTAATGCAAGACTGCTAACATAAACACTGATTCTAGGTGTGCTATTAACTTTATTTTCGCTGTTATTTCTTATGATGCTGGCAACTTGTCGATCAGCATCTCCATATATAACGGGAATACGATGTAAAGTTCCGTCACCATATTTAACAACAAAATTACTCAAAACACGAATCGTCTGAGATATGTAACGTCTTATTTGTCCGTCATAAAAATGTAACATTAGAAATCCGCCTTGGGTTTAAGAGCAGTACTCAAACTTGAGCGTTGAGCTTCTCTATAATTATATAATGAAACTGACCAAACACCATCATATGGTATAGTTTGCCCAGCTGGAAGTGTTATTTTTAGTTTAGTTTTTATAATTCCTATACTATCTGTATAACTATACGAACTTAATATTGTTGGATAGTCTGAAATAGCATAGCCTAATTGAGTTATATCTAATTTTAAAACTACATAAGCCGCTGTAATATAATCAATCAAGGTATAAACAACAGTAGTACCAGTTAAAATATAACCATCAGCTTGACCAGTTATTGGTGAAAGATTATGTGAGAACCCTGTCGCAACTTGATCATTGTATGTATAGTTGGTGTTGTTGATAAATTGACTGATATAAGATTGTCTTGTGTCGCTATTGGTCATATTCATTCGAACTGCATCTTCTACTTTAACCCAGCGTGTACTATCAAAGCGGAATAATCTATTAGGAAGAAAATCAGTTCTTAGGAAGAAATCATCTTGCCGAGCACTTGCTGGAAATTGAATACCGAAACCAAAGTCATATCCGTTAACAGGAAATCCATCTCCTACCAAATATCCGGTATAACCAGTACGTGCAGGTATACTGTTTGATGCACTAGCCTTGATGTTGCTGACATTGCTAGCATCTAATGTAGATTCGTCAGCAGTTTCTAGCATAGGTTTACCTTGATCATCAACAGCTAGTGTATAAAACTGTCGAGTTTCATATCCGCTCTTAGGAGCATCGGCTTCTGCTTGTGCAATCACTTGGTTATTGATCGCTATTTCTTTGTTATAGGTACTGAGTAGATCTTTAAGTGTTGTTCCAACAACATCATCGCCGTTGGCATCTTTAGCCGCTTGGTTAAAAATCTGTGCAAATTGCTGATTGTCTGTGACTTTCTTGCATTTTAGTCTGTATAAATGTGGGTACCAAGTTACTGAAAATCCTTCGCTAGCACGACCTACATCTTCGATTACATAATAACGTGGTAATGTTAGGTCAAAATCATTAAGTGCAAAATCATCACGTAAATGCGGCAATTCAAACACATCGCCTGAAATAGGTTTACGACCGATAGTTTTAATGATGTCGTTAATATGTACAGTCATATAGATAGTATCGTTATCTATAAAAAGACCAAACTGACTAAGATTAAAGTCGATATTTGCCACACTATAAATGCCGCGTATGCGATAAATTTCAGTATCATACGCACGATCACGATTTTCTAAAAATAAAAGATCTTGTATATTTGCCACATTTTGCGTGGCATAAACTGGTTGATCAGCTGTACCTGACGTTTTTATAGTAGGTCCTAGATATTTGTGCAGGTATAAATCAGTGCCCCCAGCTTGAAACATCTCGCTAGCTTGGCGATCTATAAACTTATAATCTTGCCCACGTTCGGGCTTGTATAGGGAAAGTCTTGGCATATGATATTTATCGTTAGATAAATATGAGTGGAGACCAAAATATGGACGATCTAGCACCTTCAACACAAAGTAACAGCACAATTGAGCGAAATAAGGTATTTGATTACGTTAAAGCCATGCTGGGCGATGGCATGGTTGAAGTAGAATTAGATCCTATCCACTACGAAACTGCACTAGATCGATCACTAAATCGTTACCGTCAAAAAAGTCCCAACGCAGTAGAAGAAAGCTACAGTTTTTTAGAATTAATACAAGATCAAAACGAATATAGATTACCTGATGAAATTATCACAGTTAGACAGGTTTTTCGTAGAGCAATCGGATCGAGAACGGGTATGGGTGCAGGTGGAACATTGTTCGAACCATTCAACTTGGCGTACACAAACACGTACTTGATGAGCGGAAGCATGATGGGCGGTTTAGCAACATACGATATGTTTGCAGGCTATCAGAAATTAGTCGGTAGAATGTTTGGTAGTTATATTGAATTTAGTTGGAAGCCAACAAGTCATATTTTAAATATATTACAACGACCATTTGCCCAAGGCGAACAGATCTTAATTCAAAGCTATAATTTTCGTCCTGATTGGGTTTTATTACAAGACACATATGCTAAACAATGGCTTAAGGATTATACCCTAGCAGTTTGCAAAAGTATGCTAGGTGAAGCTCGTAGTAAATTTGGTAATATTGCAGGACCAGGAAGTGCTATCACGTTAAATGGTACTGCTTTAAAAGGTGAAGCTGAAAAAGAATTTGAAAAATTAGATAAAGAAATTGACACATATGTAGCTGGCGGCACCGGTTATACATTTGTATTAGGTTAAGGAATAGTTATGGCAATTAAAATCTCACAATTACCATCAACAAGCGTACTTGCCGATACTAATGTATTTCCAATAGTCGCTAATGTAGCTAGTACACTAACTAGCCAACAGTCTACTCTAGCAGTTCTTAAAAATTATGTACTGGCCGGAAATGCCGCCACAACTACAAAATTAGCCACAGCACGTAATATTAATAATATTCCATTTGATGGTACTGCTGACATTACTATTACAGTTTCAGTTACAAACGTATTACATGCTTTTTCAGTAGCTGCCAATGGCGACTTAATGTACTATCAAGTCACTGATACAAATATAGACTTGCAAGACAGCAACGGAACAGATGTATATTATACTACTGACTTGGGCACTGACAAATATAATTACAGTGTCAACGCCAGCGGTAATTTAATAGTTACATTCACCAGCTAAATATTGGAATACAGGATAAAAAATGAGTATAACCACAGTAAACCTAGGTAAAATAAGATTAAATTGGAAAGGCCCATGGGCTACTACCACAGCATATGTAGTCAATGACGCTGTCAGTTATGGCGGTTCAAGCTATGTATGTATTGTAGGACATACTAGCGGAACATTTGCAACAGATCTAGCTTCTGCTGATTGGCAACTAATGGCGCAAGGCGCAAGTCAAAATACCACTGCAGGTGATATTACATATTATGGCGCAAGCGGAAATGCAAGATTACCAATCGGTACTGCTGGACAAGTATTAACAGTTAATTCCAGTGGATATCCTAGTTGGGGTAATCCTAATGCTGAAGGTAATGTTTATTATGTAAGTGATGACTCGGGTCTCGATACTAACAACGGTACTAGTCTTAATGCGGCATTTAAAACTCTAAGAAAAGCCTGTGATACAGTTACTGGCCCTGCAACAATCTATGTCAAAGCAGGTACCTACAACGAAAAATTACCTATTACAGTTCCAGCTAACGTTACTATTGTCGGCGACGGAATGCGTAATACTGTTATCACGCCATTATTAGGATCAGCATCAACTACTTATACACCGTCTGGCAGTTCAGGAACAACTTTAAAAGTAGCAAGTACTAGCGGTATTGCAGTCGGCATGACTATTACTGGTACTGGGTTTGCATCTGCACAAAAAGTTACAATCGTAGTTGACAGTACTACCTTAACAATATCTGCAATTCCTGATACAACACCAAGTGGTACATTAACATTTAGACATTTAAGTACTGATGCAAGTCCAGTGACTAACAAT